ATGTTGGTCAGACCGTAACAGTAAGCAACGCCCCTGCGCATGTTAACGGCTCAAAGACAATTACTGAGATTAACGGCGCGGTTCAAGTATCTGCCCTTAACTACCAAAATTATTCTTTAACGGCTTACAACTATTCCATAACCTACGGTTGCACTTGTAGTTCTTGCTGATCCAGCGGAAGAACCATTACCGTAAAGACTAGTTGTTGAATAATTAGAACCAGTATCTACTGAACCATTGCCTACTTGAAAATAAGGCGCATTGCCAGTTCCAGTTCCAGTTACTATTAGGATTAAATCTGTGTAAGTAGATGGAATTGAATTAAAAGTGTATGAGGAAGCAGTACTACCAAGAGTAGTAGTCGCTATCGGGGTATAAGTTGCTCCGGCTGCCATTATGCTCCCTTAATTCCGTATAGGGCGAATGATGAGTATTGTGCAAAATTAGCCGCTGAGGCAGTAGTAAGTGTTACCGTGGTAATGGCGGCAGTATTTCGCCAGTTTCCAGACCATAGCCAGATATTACCGGAGCCGTTAAGATCGACGCCTGTAAGAGTCCTAGTAGTTTTATATTTATTCGTATCCGCGTAATCTAAAATATCAACTACAGAGACGCCGTAAACGCTAGCTTGAGCATTGGCGGCAGAAAGACGGCCGGAGATAATTTGACTCGACGAGGTCGCTGCGGATGCACCTGTGCTAGAGCCGTCTCCAAGTAAATAGTGCCATGAATAATTTGAGCTAGTGTCTGAATTAAATCTAATGTATGTATTATCCTGAGAGTCTGCCGTAGCGCTTCGTCCCATTGTGCGGATCTGTAAGTGTTTATAAGTCGCAGGGATTGCGGTGAATGAGATCGTAGACTGACCGCCTGATCCTACCGTTACGGTCTGAATCGACTCGTAAGAGTTAGCGGCAACGCCCCCGTCACTTAATAGCCCTGCGATATTGTTTACCACTATGCAATGGCTCCGACGACATACCAAGCATCTGTAGCAGTCTTAATGCAGACCGCCGTCTTGTATTGACCAAGAGTAGGAGAAGCGGCTACTGCGCCAGCTGAAAGGACTGTAGTTGTGCCTGATGTAACCGCTGAGATAGTAACTGTGCCAGCGCCTTTGTTTAGAACGGTGATTGCAGTACCTACTGGAAAGGCTACTGAGGCATTGGTAGGAATCTTAAAGGCTACGGCAGTTGCCTTATTCATAGGCACTAGAACCTGATAGGCATCGTCTAGAACCGCGGTGTAGTCAGCGGTCTGGTCTGCATCGACTGTATATGCTACTAGTCCATTGAACGCCGCAGCGGTGAGGATGTCACCTGTTGATGCTGGAAAGCCTGTTGCCATTGTCTATCTCCTAGTAAGTCATCGCGGATATACCAATTATACCGCGTTCTGTGCTGCCTATGACGAATCCGTCAGTAATGGGTTCTAGTGTTGTAACTGTTACTTGCATTGAGTTAGGGGTAATGTTCCAGTTTAAGCCCTGTACCTGTAGGGTCTTGACGATGGTTGAGCCATTCTCTTGAACGTTGGTTATCTTGCAGACATCGAAGAACTCTAGCCCGATCATAGTATTGGTCGGAACGGATGGGTCTAGTAGGTCGACCGTCATAGCGTCGATGCGGATGGTGGTTTGCGCTCTCGTTGCTACGTAAGTCCTAGCAATATTAAGAGCATTGGCATCTGTGTCGATAACCAGCTTATCCACGTTATATGAGTGTGGGAAGTATTGAACGGCTGAGGCGGTGTTCTCAGCGTACTGAGCCGTACCTCCTACGCGTGTGACTGTTGACTGGTTGATGATGAGCTTGTCATCGAAAGCATAGACGAGATTCTTATATGGGATACCAGTAGTCTGATTAAACTCGATAGGAGTTGCAGCGATTGAAGATATGACATCGCTTCTATCCTTGAATACCGCCGTGCCTGAGCCGTCGATGTAGAAACTTCCTTGTTCACTGAACTCACAATTTTTCAATGCCGCTAGTGCCGTGCGGTTGGTGGCAGGGTCAGCTTGGCAGTTGGAGTCTCCTGTAGCGAAGGTTCTCATATTGGTTGGGAAGCTAACCTGATCTAGTATCTTGCCCATGCGTGTGCCGGTTGACTGCCCTGCACCTGCATCGGCTACGGTGTCGATGTTAGCTAGCTGAAAGAGTCTAAAGGCATCTGAGCAATAGATGTCGACATAACCTAGCTCCTGCCCTACTGGGAAGGTATAGCGATACTCAGTTGTGTAGCCTGAGAATAGGAAGTGCTGGTCTGTTCCGGTTGTAGCTGAGACACGGAGCTTGCGAAGCGGTACTAGGTAAGGGTAGTAAGGAGAAGAAGTGTTTTGTGGGTTCCATGCGCCTGTAGTGTCTAGCACTCTGACAACGCAGCTGCCAGTCTCATAGGTATCCTGCTGGAGCGAACGCCCACGGTTGATAGTAATCTGACGAACATCCGGAGTAAGGTCAACGATAGGGATGGGAACGCTTGATGCGCCTAGTTGAGAGACTCCTAAGATTCCATATTTCTCATCACCGATGACGAATGGATAACCAAAGGTAGCGCCTGAGCTAAAGTCGAACGAGACGGCTATCTGTGCTGGAAGGCTCACCAGTTAAAGCTTCCGTTAGTGCGATCAACTCTAGTATTAGTACCGCTCATAGATTGAGTCTGCAATGCTTCCGCTACTGTCTTGCCGTCAATTTGGATGACGATTGGGTTATTAGCTGCGAAGGCTGAAGATGATGCGTAGGTGTTCATGCCCTGACCGCCACCGCCTGTGACTCCAGGAATCGGGCTGACGTTAGTAGGTGGCACATAACCTGAAGAAGGTACATAAGTACCGGAAGTATATTGAGTATTTGGAAGCGCAGATGTGGTTGCAGTTGCTGCCGGTTGTGGAGGAGGTGTCGCAGCTGGTGGCTTGAACGCTGCGATGCGCTTAGCCTGTAGCTCTACCTCATCGAGGTAACCTTTCCACGCCACAAAAGGATTATTTGCAGTTGGAAGTGTTGCCAATTCCTTAGCAAGTTGGACTGTCATGCCCTGAGCGATAGCTAGCTTATAGGTTAGCTTGCTGGCTTCTTCTGCGTTGCCTGTGATGATGGCTAGTTGGAGCTTAAGTCTTGTGCGCTCCTCCTCAGAGATGTTGCCCTTGAGAGCTGCCACGATCTGAATCTGTTGCATGTCAAACATGGCAGATGCGTTTTTTAGTTGTGTAGCTTTCTTCTGCTCAGCTAGGGCTTGCTTCTGTAGCTTGGCGGCTTTAGCTGCTGCGGCTGCTGCGGCTGCTGCGGCTTTTCTTTGTGCCTCTGTATATTTCTCAGTAAGCTTTATGTCACTTCTCTTAGATTCACCAGTACGGTTAAGGTAGTCATCTAATGTAGCTTGCGGGTCAGCTACTAGTTCTTCTTCGGCATTACCTGTAATTCTGTTCCAAGCATCTGCAAAGTCATCGATCTTCTGTATTGCTCCATCTACGTAACCACCGATTATCTTCATTCCTTCGGAGATTCTGCCACCGATTCTGCCGATTTCTCTTAGGAAGTCTCCTGTAGCTTTTGCTCCATCCTTAAGGTCTCTGACTAGACCGTCAATGGAAGTGTTATTGGTTAGAGCCATTAAAGCGTCGATAACGCCTTCGCCTAGAATCTCTTGAATCTCACCACCGGCAACGGTGATTGCTTCCATCTTGCCAGCGTATGTCTTGAGATAAGCCGCTGACGAGCCCTTGAACTGTTTAGCGAGCTTGGCTTGGACTTCTGAATAAGAGATAGTAGCTAACTCTGCCTTAGTTAAACCTAAATTGTATTTCTTCAGACCTTTAGTGTTGCCAACATAGGCATTGGCAAGGTCTTGGGTTACTGTCTCAAGTGCTACACCTGAGCCTCTAGAGACTTCAATGGCTTGAGCTAACATCTCCTGAGATAGGACTAGTGAGCCTGTCTGTGTGAGCAAGGCTTGAAAGGCAGGGCGCAATCTGTCATCTGCTACTGCTGCGGTTGTGGAGAGCGCTTCAATGTATTTTTCAATGGCTGGAGTTTCCATCTCCATGCCAAGATTCTTGACTGCATTGGCTAATTTAGTTGCGCCTACTTCATCTTCCATGAAAGCTTTAGCTGCGTTCTTGGCAAGAGCAATAAGACCTGTAGTACCTAAAGCCAAGCCCATAGATCTAGCTAAATTCTTAACGCTTAAATCTAAACCTTTAGTAGCCTTGCCAGCTTTCTTAAATGCGGCAGCGCCAGTAAATTCGGCTGCTATATCTACTTTAACGCCCATCAGATGCCACCCCTCGTTGAATTAAATTTAGCTGCTGCGGCTTCGATTGCTTTCAATACTCCGGCGGTAGCCTTGCCGGCATCATCCTCGAACGCTCTGAAGATAGCGCGACCGGATTGCTTGGGATAGCGACCCTTTATTTCTCCACCGAGTTTTGGCGTGAAGTTGCCTGTGATGCCTGACTTACGTCCTGCGGTCTCGTAGATAGCTCCACCGGCGCTTTTGTTCATAACTGAGGCTAAAGCTCTAAAACCTTTAGAGTTAACCTTGCTAGGTGTTGTCTTGTAAGTAATGCCTCGACTAGCTTCAGACTTGTCATAATAACGAGTAGCCCATCTGCCCTGAGCGTTGTCTCTTTTAAGCCAACCGCTAGGGGCATCTTCGTTTGATGGAAGAAAACCCCTAGCGTTTCTTGCTATCGGCTTGACGAATGAAGTGATCTCTTTGCTAACTTCTTTAGCTAGGTCGGGCTCAAACTTCTTGAGTGCCTTCCTAAGAGCGAGAGCGCCGACTACCTTTGCTGGCATTGTCTCGCTCCTTTGCTACATCGTTTAAAACCTGAACATGTGCCTGAAATGCCATTGAAGATAGCTCTACAATGGATTGGAACGGAACTCCATACTCTAGACTCAATCGAGTCGCAAGATATGTAATCGAGTTCCGGCTTACCCTAAAGGGGTGGAGTCCATCACATCCACGCTAACTAGCGTTTCAATGAACTTCTCTCCAAACGGAGGAACGGTATCGCCGCTTCTCCTGATGGCTTCCCAAGTAATCCAATAGATATCAGTTTGCTTCTGATATTCCACGATCGCTTTATGAAAGCCCATCTTGGCGTATTGCTCGAAAGCGTATTCAATTACGGGAGTTATCTCGTACTCGTTTACTGAACCGTCGACCCTTGTTACTTTTAACTTTGCCATGCTTTGCCCCTTTGTTAGTTGTTTAGAATGTACCTGTAGTTGCTACTGCAATTGTACCTGACACGTTGAAGGTGAGCGACTGCATACTTATGTCACTTACGGCACCTGCAATGTCTGTAGTATTGTTGATAAGGCATGTCATTGTGTAGAGCGGGTTAGTCGCTGATACTGCTGAATTCTTATCCTGTAGGAATACAACTGTTACGTTTGTTCCCCATGCAGCTTGAAGTGTTGGGAGAACTGATGCAGTTGCGGTGTCGTTGAGGAAGTCGATTGTGACTGATGAAGCCTCAAGACCCTTAACGAACTTGTGTCCTGAGTCACCCATCGCAGTTACTTCGAGTTCATCAAATGTGCGGTTGATTGTTACTGCTGTTGCGTGATCGGATAGGTCCACGCTATTAATTTTGACCCCGACCTTATTATTCAAGAAAACGCTAATGGCCTATTCCTCATCTTTCTTTATAGTAGTTTTTGGTGCTGGTGTTACTGGTGGAAGCTGACCAATCTTGATTAGAAAATCAGCTTGCTCTTTTGTCCAATCGTCCATCGATTAGCTCCATTCCGTTAGGGTTGATATGTTAATGGTGGCGGTAAGT